GCTACAGTTTCAATTTTTCCATATTTAACAGGCGCTAACCAGCTTGTTGAATCTGAAGATGTGCAAAATTTAAATTTATCCAAATTAGTTTTTTCTGTAAAACCTAAAAGATGTATATCAATTTCAGGCTTTTTATTTTTTATATAATTAGCTAAATTATATAAATATTCTTTTTTGTTTAAAAATCTTAATTCTGGAACACTCAAAGCTATATAGTCTGAAAATTCAATTAATCTATCCAAACCTTTACTTCCATCTTCAAAATGAAATACATTAATAATTCTATTAGGTACTTTATCTTGCATTTTTATTCTGTACTCCCAAGCCTTTTCAACTCCCAAAACTTTTTGACAGTCTACCTCAACCATAGTACCTAAATAATTTTCGTGTATAACATAATCAGTTAAACATTCATACCATTTATCTAAATATGCTTCATCTTTCTTTCCTTTTAACGATCCAAACATTAAAGTAAATAATCCACTATCTAATATGTAGTGTTTATATTTAGATGATACTCTTTGTATTATTTTTCTTTCATCTATTTTTCCGTTTTTAAACATTTTATATACAAAAGGAAAAGCAGTTCCTAGTCCATAATTAACATCAGCAGCCAACGAACTAATGGCGTGATCCAATTGTTCAGTTCCTGCAAAATGAATTTTAATATTCTTTTGGTTTGGTATTATCATATTTCAACTCTCGATCCTCCTTTACCATCTTCAAAAACTTCTACCCAAATACCACCATCATCTTTAATAAATTGCAATAATTCGTCTGCAATCATTTCACAACTCATATTTTCAAATTGACAAGGACTTCCATAAGAATCATTTAAATAATCTTTTAAAAAATCTTGTTGAATAAAAATTTCTTTTTCTCTATTTAAATCTTCTACTTTATATCCTGCTCTTATTTGAAAAATATGTCTGTGATTATGTTTTAAAAATGAAACTTGTTTTGGAGGATTAGGATAAAAATGAAATCCTTCAATGTCAAAATCTAATATTACTGTTTTCATATCTTAATATTATTTAGGAGTAACATTTTAACTATTTCTTCTTTACTCGCATTATGTTTATTAAATGCAGCAACAACTATATCATAATCTTCCTGAGTATATTCTAAAATTATTTTATTATTATTTGTTTGATTTTCTGTAATTTCTTCATTAAAAAAATCATCTAACTTTAAATTTTCTTCGTCATAATCTTTATGTTCCCATACATCTAAACCCCATTCTGTTATGTTATGATTCGTCCAATCGTTTGCTAATAAATCCCAATCCCATTCTCCAAATCCTACATTGTCTTTTATAATAAATTCTTTCTTTTGTTCTTCTGTTAGTTCATCAGCTTGAATAACATATACTTCTTTTAATCCTGCTTCAATACAAGCCTTGTGTCTCATATTGCCACCAAGTATAATATTTTTTTCGTCTACAACTATTGGTCTAAGTTGTAACATTTCTGGAAAATCTTTTATAGACTTTACTAATTTTTTAAATCTAACATCTTTTATTAATCTAGGATTATTTGGATTAGATTTAATTTTGTGTATTTTAATTTTATTAGGCTTCATATTTATGTAACGTATTAATTTTTTTTATTTATCCATTCATAAGAACTTTTTTTTAATTTAATAGTATTTATTAAATCAACTACATTTTCATCTTTTACATCTAAAATTAATTTTACTAAAGGATTTTTTAATTTCTTTCTTAGTTTTAAATATTTATTCTCAACATCTAAATATTTATTTTCTAAATAATTTGCTCTGTCTACATCTTCATAAGGTATTTTAGATTTAAACAAAAATGTTTTTTCAAATTTATCTAAGTCATTATTATTACTTTTATACATTGGATAGTTTTTAAGCAAGTGCACACAAGTTGCGTGATGCATTTTTCTTCCTTCTTTAGTAAAAAATTTAGCAATGTGTTGTAATTTCATAAACAACTTATCTCTTAATATATAACAAGCCAGTGCTCTCATTTCTATTACTTCTCTTTTTCTTGTGTTTTTAAAAATATTTAATCCAGAGAGTCTGTTTATTTTTTTGCATACTTCTAAAGGTGTTAAATTATCATCAGAGCAATAAGCATCTACAGGTGTAATTAATTCCTTATCTAATCCTTCCATTAATTCGTTCTTAATTTTAATAAATTATAACATTCTATATACTTTTCTCTTGCTTTACTTTTGTAGTTTATTTTAAATAACTCATAAAGTTTTCGTGTATATTGATATTTTGTTTCACAATCTACAAAATATTTTTCAGCATATCTCTTTCCTTTACCTTTAAAATAATTCACATTATCTGCTGTATCACCGGTTACCATTTGCTCGTAAAAATTATACATTGCTTGTTCTTCTGATATATCTAATATTTCTTTATGCTTATAATGGTAGTTGTATATTAAAGCAGGAAACTGTCTGTAATCTTTATCTATGCTCACAATACAGACATCGTCTCTTCCAAATTGTTT